AACTCGCTGCTGATATTGACGAAACAGAAACTTATGTTGACACAGGTTCGTACATCTTTAACGCACTGGTTTCAGGTAGCATATTTGGTGGTGTATCTGGGAATAAGATTACTGCTATTGCTGGGGAGTCTAGCACTGGAAAGACTTTTTTCAGCCTCGCAGTGGTTAAGAATTTTCTGGACACTCATCCTGATGGATACTGCTTGTATTTTGATACTGAGGCAGCTATCAATAAGTCGCTCTTAGAAAGTCGTGGAATTGATCTGAGTCGTCTCGTTGTTGTGAATGTTGTCACTATTGAAGACTTCCGCAGCAAAGCATTGAAAGCAGTAGACATTTATCTCAAAAAACCAGAATCAGATCGCAAACCTTGCATGTTTGTGCTAGACTCTTTGGGAATGCTTTCCACCGAAAAGGAAATCACTGATGCTCTGAACGACAAGCAAGTTCGAGACATGACCAAATCCCAACTGGTCAAGGGTGCTTTTAGAATGCTTACTTTGAAGTTGGGACAAGCAAACATTCCAATGATCGTTACTAATCACACCTACGATGTTATCGGATCTTACGTACCAACTAAGGAAATGGGCGGAGGCAGTGGACTCAAATACGCAGCGTCTTCGATCATCTATCTCAGCAAGAAAAAAGAAAAAGATGGAACAGAAGTGGTCGGCAATATTATCAAAGCTAAGACTGCTAAGTCGCGTTTGAGTAAGGAGAATAAAGAAGTTGAAATTCGTCTTTATTACGATGATCGTGGTCTTGATCGATATTATGGTCTTCTTGAACTCGGTGAGATTGGTGGACTTTGGAAAAATGTAGCGGGTCGTTACGAAATTGATGGCAAGAAAATCTATGCCAAACAGATTCTGAAAGAACCTGAATTATACTTCAATGATGAAGTAATGGAACAGTTGAACGAAATCGCCAAAAAGGAATTTAGTTATGGAGAGAGTTGAACTTTTAGTTCTTAATAACCTTTTATATAATGAGAAATATACTAGAAAAGTAATACCTTTCATCAAAGAAGAATACTTTCAAGATACAAAGGAAAAGATCATTTTTCAGGAAATCTTTTCCTTCATTGAAAAGTATAGTAAAACAACAAACAAAGAATCTCTGTTGATTGAGATTGAAAATCGAACGGACATCAACGGAGATACTTACAAAGAAATCGTATCCTGCATCGACTCCTTTGAAGAAAGTGAGGTCAATGAAGAGTGGTTAGTTGATACCACAGAGAAGTGGTGTCGCGATAGAGCAATCTATCTTGCTCTCATGGATGCGATTCAAATTGCTGATGGTAATGACGAAAAAAGAGGAAGAGATGCAATCCCATCGATTCTTTCTGACGCATTATCGGTCAGTTTTACCAGTCAGGTTGGTCATGATTACTTAGAGGATTATGAGCAACGATATGACTACTATCACCGTAAAGAAGATAAGATTCCTTTTGATCTTGAATTCTTTAATAAGATTACAAAGAACGGTCTTCCTAACAAGACTTTAAATATTGCTCTTGCTGGCACAGGTGTTGGTAAGTCTCTGTTTATGTGTCATTGTGCTGCCGCTGCTTTGTCAATGAGTAAGAACGTCCTCTACATCACTTGTGAGATGGCAGAGGAGAAGATTGCTGAAAGGATTGATGCAAACCTTTTAAACGTTCCTATTCAAACAATCAATGAACTACCTCGTTCTCTCTTTGAGAGTAAGGTAAATAGTCTTGCAAAGAAAACGCAAGGCACTCTGATTATCAAGGAGTATCCTACTGCTTCTGCACACGTTGGACACTTTCGGGCATTGTTAAATGAACTCGCTATTAAGAAGTCATTTAGACCTGATATTATTTTCATTGATTACC